AACGATTGTCATTAACCACAAACAAAGTTAAACCATGGTTGCCCCGGGTACTCACTTTTGATGAGGCCATAAACGGTATTCCTGGTGAGGAGTTTGCTGGTGCTATTGATAGATCAACTTCTGCAGGGTTCCCTTTCACTGAGATACATAAAGGTAGCGGTAAACGTTACTGGATTGGTGATGTGGGATCCCATTTAAAAGCAGTTGTTTGGTTGGATTTACTTTCACGTTGCCGAAATATTATTGAGAAAGCGAAAAATGGTATCAGAGTGACACATGTTTACACTGATTTTCCCAAGGACGAAAGAAGACCTTTGCAAAAGGTAGACGCTGGTAAAACACGTCAGGTTTCTGGTAGTCCTTTAGATTACACCATAGTTTTCAAAATGTATTTTGGCGACGCAGTGAGACACTTTATGAATAATCGCATCGTAAATGGTATGGCTGTCGGGATTAACCCATTCACCGAATGGGATAGTTTAAAAGACCACCTGATCTCGCACTCACAAAAACGTCGCCTGACTGCAGGTGACTATAGTGGGTACGATACCAAACTCCCAGCCAAAATTATGATGTTAGTATTAGACATTTTTGAGTCTTACTATCACAATGCCTCTAAAGAGGATAGATTGGTTCGTTATGTCCTTTGGCAGGATATTATAAATTCGATCCATCTAAATCGTGGTGTCATGTATGAATGCTTTGGCTCTCAAGCCTCAGGTAATCCTGGCACCGCCCCTTCCAATTCTATTGCCAACTTATTCATCCTTATTACCTCAATAGTTGACCAAATTGACCCTTCTATGGACCGAGATATTTTGAATAATGTTTCTTTCATAACGTTTGGTGATGACAATGTTATTAGTTATACTAAACAATTTGAAAGTTTCTGCAATCAAAAGAGTCTTGCAGCATCTATAAAGAAGATCTTCAAAATGGAATACACTGTTGAAAGCAAGGATGAGCGTGATGTGACAACTCGAGATATAAGCGAGGTTACGTTTTTGAAACGTGGCTTTCGGTTAGTCAACAACGAAGTTCATGCACCTCTAGAATTAGATGTCTTGAAAGAGACATTGAATTGGGAGAAAACTAACTCTTTAAGCAGTGAAATGCGCTTACGCGTTGAAGCTGTTTTATTTGAGCTTAGTGAACACGGTAAAGATGTGTTTGATTTACATGCACCCGTTATCGTGTCAAACTGTGCTCGGTTCTATAACTATACACCAATAAATAGTGATTATAAAATTGCTGTTCAAGGTGAATATGGTTTGAACTATTAGTCTTAAGGTGAAGTGTAATAATTGATCTTGAATAACACACCGAGACATACTTAATACCTGATATCTTTATATCAAGATGGGTAGGAGAAACACCAATATCTGTAAGATCTAATCACTGTGGTAGCCGACTTCTCCACTTTGATGAAATACCAAAGTTGCTTCAAATATAAATAATCCAAATAATATCTTAATATCTAATGATGATCAAGGTCTTCAACCAATTACACAACCTAATATACCTGGTACTACCACAATCACTGGTTCTGATGTGGGTGTTGTCAATGACTTGCAAGTTACCGCGGCTGGCACAACCACTTTTGTGGATGATGCGGCTGTCGTTTCCTCCCAAGTTCGAGACACACCGTCTATACAACGCATGGGACCACCTCCTGTTGATGAAGGAAGTATCTCTGATTTCTTTGCAAAACCTAGACTTCTCAAGCATGGTACATGGGCTACGAGTGATGGTGTTCTTTCTGAATTGAATTACCTTGACATTTATACGGAGCTCATTAATCATAGTGTATGGAAAAAGAAACTTGATGGCTA